CCCGCGTCGAGCCGCCCTCAGGGCTAGCTCTAAGCGCTGCGTATATGAACTTACGCCTAACTCTTCGACGAGCGAAAGATGAGAGACGTTATCGTTCTCGAGCACGGCCTGGGACGCGAACGTATGTAAGCGCCCAGATATCGTCTTATGAAGGGAGATTGGAACCCGAAGTGCTTCGCACTTCGCTGAATAGGCACTGGCTGTGGGCTCATGCCCGATGACAACGTCATCACCAAGCACGCGGTATAGTGAAAACCCTCTTGGATCCTCACCCACACTACTAGCACAATACAGCACCAGAGCATGGTGTACGATGGCCATGGATGGCCACGAAGTAAGAGCCCCCATGGGCTGGCCCCTACCGTACTTCACCGACTGTCCGGGCCGGATGGCCCGAAAGTCAAGTAGTCCCCTCTCTTGTGGAAGAACCAAGAACCCTCGATCCCTAAGCAGAGCCAGCCACTTATCTGTCAAGCCGTTAGGCAAGATAGACTTGAAGACCGCTCTATAAAGTGAAATAGGGATTAGGTCGGTTGCACTCTTGAGATCCACGGACCAGACCTTTGTCTGCCTGGCCCTCAAGAGCTCTCTCTGGAAGGAGGTTAACCCCCCTTCCTGATCAAATGTGCAGTCCCCCGGAAGCACTGAGAGAACATCAGCCATCCAGCCGTGAAGTGGACTAAGGGCCCTTTGGGTCCAGTAGTCCACAATCGCAATAGTCCTCACTTTCCCAGCAGGTTCCTTAAGTAAGTGAACCCGTCCGAGGGAGAATTTAGCATCGTCCGCGGTCATTACCGCATCGACGAAGTTATCTTTCTCCGGACTATGGGAGCGCTCTGCAACCAAGCTTTGGATACGCTTGTAATCCTTTCCATAGGCATTACGCGTTCCGTACTCCTCGGCGCATTCCAGGTACTCCAGGAGGGCTTTATCGCCCTCCAGGAACCAGGACCAAGTGTCTAGGTGTCGCTTCAATACTGACGGTCCCCCATTGGGGCCGGCAGCATAGGACCCATGCGGCTTCTCCATATACTCGTAACTTGTACGAGGCTGGAGAAGGCCTTTCTTCCCGTTTTCACGAGAGTACTCAGCGATTACCTTGGGCCAGAACGATTTCGAACAAAAGTCCTCAAAATCTGAGAGACTAGTTTGATCGAGTTCAGGCTCAGGTTCTGTAATAGTTGCTAGTGTTTGAGCGGCGTGAGTACCTTCGAAGGCCGTATAGGCTTTCAGAATGGTACGCACCAGTCTCACTACATTGCGATTACCAGAACTAATAGCTCTTCTCCATCTCTGGGGAATGAGCTTAGGTAATCCAGATCTCGAGAGCGACACCGGGACACCCAGCATCCATGAATCGCGAGGGGCGGATTTATCCGCGAGCCACCGGTCTAGGAAAAAGCAAGTGTTTTTCATTTTCATGATAACAGCTTGCGGACCGGAGGATCTTAGGATCTTGACGAGGGCCAATCCCAGAGATGAAAGATCATCTTTCAAGGACTCAGGAGCGGTAAGGGGCCCACCTAGTCTGAAACTGGAGTCTAAACCCCAGTGGAAGACTAGAGACAAGAGGTTAACCTCTGTCAATGTGACCACAGAATCCCGCCGATCCTTCACAACCTTTGACTTGAAACTCCCTAGGGAGGACAAGGGCCAGTTCAATAGCCTACGCCAGCTCCGTTGAGACGGAGAAGAGCGTATCTCAGGGGGGTGAACATCGGAAACCCTTTGAACCGACATACTGACTGACTCGGCGTTACGCTGAAGTATTTGTTGGTATAGCTTTTTCCAAGCTAAGTACTGCGAGGTCCATCTCTG